ACAAAAATATTGTAAAGAGCGGCTGCGCCAGGACTTGTGCCGTTATTGATATCAGACGAGGGTTTAATAATAATCGCACCCGCGGTTGTAGTAACGTCTGGTGTGGAGTTCCATGGGTTCGTGCTCGTGTTACCAAAGACAGAGACAGCCCCAAGTTTTAGTTGAGGGGTCGCCCCTCCAGCTCTACTACCACCACCAACTTCGAGGGACATGTTGCTAAACTCCGTAGCGTCCTCCACTAAGTGAGCTACGATTTTAGCGTAAAAGATGTTGGACGAGAATGTGAGTTTAATCGCGGCATTGGCTGGTGTCGTCGTGTCTGCAATGGTCCCACTGTAGCTATAAAATTTTTTCGTGACTCCCCCGGCGTTGATGATCATTCCATCCGTGACGGTCGCTCGGTTGACGGTTAAACTTCCAGACGCGTGAACGTTTCCAACTACATCCAGTTGTCTATCAGTCGCGGGTGAGGATGTGCCTATACCGACACGATCGTTTGTGGCGTCTACATACAGAGTGTCTGTATCAACGTAGAAATTACCCCCACTCGTAATACCAACCTTTTCACTGTTGTTGATACCAAATGAAATCGTTTGTCCAGTCTTGGCGTTCACTTTCGTCGCGCCGCTACTATTTTGTTTTAGGGCGTAATCTGCAGAAGTCATATTATTCGTCTGCGCGAATGTGGCATCACCCGTCGTGGTGCCATCATAGCCAATACGAACTGTTCCGATGTGGGAAGAATGGTCCAGCCCCGCGGACGCGTACACATCACCGCTATAGACGTTCCCAATCGCTCCAATACCACCGGAAACAACTAAGGCTCCCGCGTTATTGGCTGTTCCAGCTGTATTATCAGATACGGTGAGCACACCTGTGAACGTCCCCGTGGTTCCCGAAATGGGACCACCCGTGTAGCTCGCACCTTGGACGGCACCTGTGAAGGTTCCCGCCACCGCAGAGATATCGCCGCTAAAATTCGCGGTAGCGGCTGTGAGCGTTCCAGTGAGTGTGGGACTATCGGAGAGCACCACATTCGTGGTTCCCGTGCTTGTCGTGACTCCTGTGCCACCATCGGCGACTGCCAGTGTTCCCGTGATACTGGAAGCAGCAAGGTCGACAGCCACCTGTCCAGTTTCTATAACGAGACCACCCCCTGTTTTGAGATCTACAGCCACCGTGGGCGTGGCAGACTCAGCTGCCGCCCCAGCTGTAATACCATCACCTCCCACCAGGGAAGCCACATAGTCACCGGAGGTGTCAGTTCCGAGAGTGACATCAGAAGCAAAGGACGAAACCTGTAAGTTAGATAGACCACCACCATCACCAGTGATGAGTCCAGTCGTGGCTGTTATTCCCCCAGCCGCGCTCGTGATTGCTCCAGAAGCGTAGACGTTACCCAAAACATCTAAATTGGCGCCAGGTGTTTTACCCACACCCACTCTCTTGTTGGTAGCGTCCACGATTATCGCGTCTGTGTTAACAGTGAGATTACCGGTTGTATTGAGAACACCGTTAATTTGTGCACTGGTCGCCGTGAATCCAGCGCTCGAGAGGGTCCCAGAGAAGGTCCCCGTCGTGCCGGAAATAGCTCCACCAGTGTAACTGGCGCCTTGGACGGCACCCGAGAAGGTTCCGGCTACACCTGACACATTACCACTGAATGTCCCCGCACCACTGAACGTGGCATTGACACCAGACACGGTGCCAGTGAACGTCCCGTCGGCCGCTGAGATGTTCCCGAAAGTAGTTGGAACAATGTCTGCGGAACCATCGAATGCGACGCCGCCGATCAGTCTCGCGGTTGTCAAGGTAGCCGCCGACCCTGTGGTGTTTTGGTTGCCTCCCACATTCACACCGGGGAGATCGATGTTGGTGGACCCATCAAAGGAGACACCCCCGATCAATCTCGTGGTGGTCAGGGTAGCCGCCGACCCTGTGGTGTTTTGGTTGCCTCCCACATTCACACCAGGGAGATCGATGTTGGCGGAACCATCGAAGGCGACACCTCCGATCAATCTGGCGGTGGTCAGGGTAGCCGCCGACCCTGTGGTGTTTTGGTTGCCTCCCACATTCACACCAGGGAGATCGATGTTGGCGGACCCATCAAAGGCGACACCACCGATCGTGCGAGCGGTCGTCAAGGTAGCCGCAGAGCCCGTGGTGTTTTGATTGCCTCCCAGGTTCACACCAGGGAGATCGATGTCAGTGGAACCATCGAAGGAGACACCTCCGATTGTGCGCGCGGTCGTTAGAGTGGCCGCCGACCCGGACCACGCCCCACCGGATAGAGTTCCGGTTCCGTCAGTGATACTGGCACCAGACACAGCTCCCGTGAAGGTTCCAGCGACACCAGAAACGTCTCCACTAAAGGTTCCGGTTGTAGCGTTGACGGCGTTCACCGTTAATTGACCATTCATGACGGTATCATTTTGAACCTTCAGGTGTCCGAGGACATCGAGAGTCACAGTGTTAGCGTCGGGGGTTATGGATACATCCGTAGAAGTATTTTGAGTATACCCGATCGACAAACGTTTAGGGTTCTCGTCGCCGTGGTGGATAATGCCAACGTTCTGGTTGGGGTAGTTCATGATGATACCGACATCCAAACCTGTTTGAGTGTTGTTATTTGCGATGCCTATGATGCGATCTTCAACAACCAAATCTGCGTTTTTAATCTCAGTGATGTCTCCATTTCTGAATTGAACATTTCCTTGGATTTCCAAGTCGCCAGTGATGTGAACATTACCCGCCGCGGTAAACGCCGTGGTGGGGTTGTTGAACTCAATCGTATAAGGGGTTGTGTTACCAAACCCCGTGACAGAAGACAACGGAGGTTCAACCGCGGTAGACGCGGACGACCCAGATTCTGTAATTTCACCTGTGGTTTTGTTGTACATGAGAAGCACAATCTGAGGATCAGAAAAATCCTCCCTGAATCGGATGGGTGAGAGATACACGGCTCCGGGATTGGTAGCTTGTAGGTCGGTATTACTGGCGTTAAAAATAATGGTATTATCTGCCTGCTCTTCGACTACGTTTTTACCAAATCGGATTTTAGTGGATCTCTCCACCGTCGGTAAATTCTTGACCATTTAATATAATCCGCTATTTTAATTCGCGTAAAGGAGTCCCGCCATTCCATTCTCGATGCGCAAAATATTATAGTTGACCGCGTAAATGGGGTGATTTATGGGCATACTTTCACTGACAATTTTCACAGATTCTAGACGACTGAAATTGAGGGTTCCCGTTGGTTGTAAGGAACTCGTCGATAGGCAGAAGCAATACAGGAAAAAGTCTGGTGAAGTGACGAAATTTGTGTGGTAGTAGTTCATGACATCTATGAAATGTGGTTTACCCCAGCGAGGTGTGCACAGATCGAGACCGTTGATGGTAATTTTCACCTTGTTCGTCGGAGAAGTGAGAGCACCATCTGTCGTGGTATCGGAAGATGCGATGTATTTGACGGGGTGATTGAAATATAATTCTTGGGTCGTGTGGTTGGAAGCTATGTTCTTTTGCACCTGAGTGATGAGGAGGTCGTGCTTTCTCGAGGCGATGTTACCCCTCTCCTCGTTATCGAGATAGTAGTAGTTGGCGTACATCTCGATATTATAGTTGGAAGCCTCACTCCCCCAATAGATACGAGCTTCGACGTTGTGGTAATTAAGAGCCACGAGAGGCAGGGCACACTGCGGACCTTCACAGAAGAAGAAGCGTAGGGGGTAAAAGTAGGAACGAGCGCTCACACCCGGGTGAGTACCATTCGCAGATTTGGAGACGTTTTGGGCGAAGGTATCGATGGCGATCTTCTCTGTAAAGACAGAATCTTGAGAGTCTATCACAGATCCACCGATGAGGAGCTCAACTTTGTCGATGATGTTGTCCCATCGTTGACTGTCGAGAGCCTGAGTTGTATCATCCAGGGTGAGGTATACGTATCCCAATAAATCACCGGACCGTTCAAATTGAACACTTGACATGGAATTATTTTTCACCGCTCCATAAATAGTTTGTTTTTCAATGGACTGTGAAAAATTAGAATGTCTCTTGAATGTGGAACTAAAGAACGATATCTCTGGCTTGCCTACGATATATTTATCCTGAGCACCAACGGCAATGAGTTGAGTAATGCCAGCTGACATCGTTTGTTACTTTAAATTGAGAAAAATTACAAATTGGGTTTCATACATGTGAACTTCACTATGAGAAAGTTGGGAGTGCCCGCGGTATTGGGTGCGATCGGGGCACCCGCTTGGTCATATATATTGACCGTGAAACGATCTAAGCGTCGAATGGGATTGATGTATTGTGTGCACACTTCATATTCATCCTTAAAATTGTTGATGTGATTGCCAGTGCCCACGGCGGTGACATCAGAGATGAGGCTCGCAAAAGCCCCCTTGACATTTCCAATTGTGCCGGCACCGTTCAGGGTCCTCGTGGCCCTGTCGTTGAAGTTACTGTCGAGTTCTTGGATGGAAATATATATGTGCTGGTTGGACGCTTTCGTGTGAATGTGAGAAGCTACGAGTTTAGCCTGAACAACATTCTTCAATGGATTTTCGAGATAACATGTGAAACTATTGGCACTAGCCTGTCCGGTAGAATCAATAGTTATTGTGTGATACTCGTAATTGAGATCTGGGATGGGAAGAACCATTTATATATACTTAGATTAAAGATCCACCGATTCCGTCGGAGATGGAATAACCAGCGTGATCGCTGACGAGACCCTGGACACCACAGAGACCACCCGGGGAAAGATCCTTGGTGTAGGGGCTACCGTTGGGGGACCCGGGCACGCACTCCTCACTGTGCTCGAGGTCGAAGAGAGACTTCTCGCTGACAGCGTTGATGGTGATTGGCCTGGGCTGGTAGTTGCTCGAGCCACCCTGAACCATGGTCAGAATGCAGATGAGAGCCGTGAGAACAGCCATGTACATCAAGGCGTTACGATTGGTCCTGTTAAGATTGAACATTTACTATATGTTTATATTTTTTTAAAGTGCGTTAAAGATATTTTTTTTAGTTTCTTCATAGAGAGTAGATGGACGAAGATATCATTCTTGATAGAGGACATACTACCGTTATGAAACTGGATGCTGATGAGCAGGCACTGATGGATGAGATTGAAATCTCTGTTCCACAGCCCAAGCCTGTCCCGCGTCCTCAGAAGAGCGCGTATGGAGCGCGACCACCCGTGCAACATCAGGAAGCCATGGACGCTTTTGTGAATCCCAACAAACAGTCCACCCCCAATCAACAACCCACTCAAACTGAGGAGATCGATTACGGTGAGGAGGATATGGGTTACGAGGAAGAGATGGGTGGTCCCACGATGCAGGAGGAGAAGCCCTCTAGTGGATATACATCCATAGATGAGGAGAAGTCCGACCTCCTCAATAAGCTCGCTCGCCTCGAGAAGAAGGGTTTCGCTGTGAACAAACGACTCACCGCGTATTCCAATGTCGAGGAACTTCGCGCCGAGGTGAAGAGGATCACATACAGCATAGACGTCGAGCAGTCGATTCGCTTCTCGAGACGTATGTTGGTCGCGTGTGTCACTGGTCTCGAGTTTCTCAACAAGAGATACAATCCCTTTGAGATTCAACTGGAGGGTTGGTCTGAGTCGGTGATGGAGAATGTTGACGACTATGATGGTGTCTTCGAGGAGCTCTATGTCAAGTATAGATCCAAGGTCAGCGTCGCCCCAGAGGTGAAGTTGATCATGATGCTTGGTGGTTCCGCGATGATGTTCCACTTGACGAACAGTATGTTCAAGACTGCGATTCCCAACATGAACGACGTGATCAAGCAGAACCCAGAGCTGGTCAAGAACATGATGCAGGCGGTGCAGAACACGACGAGGAACCCGGGTGAGCCAATGCAGGAACCACCAGTTGGAGGAACTGGTAATTACGAGATGAAGGGCCCCGGCCTGGACATTTCCAGTCTGATGGGTGGGGTGATGATGCCTCCTCCACCCCCGATGAACACAAACCTTCAACAGAATACCACTCCCACGATCGAGGAGGAGGATGAGGAGTTCTCCGACATCGTCTCCATTTCAGGGGAGTCCACTGGGGGTGAGGTCAAGGAGGTGAATGTTGACCCCTCCAAGCCGAAGAGGACACGACGAAAAAAGAAGACTGAAATAAATCTCTAAAGTATATATAAATGATAGCGTATTGTCCGCTGGAGGAATTGGAACCTCCCCCTCGACAGCAGGTTGCTGTCGAACAACCCAAGCCCCAGGTTCCTGTTAAGGAGATGGGTGATGAAGACACAGAATTGAATTACGTCATCATAGCGTTCATAGTTGGCGTGATTATGTTAGCCGTCTCTGATTCTATCAGGGCGTAAATGGTAATCTACTTTGGGGTTTTCCCTCAATGTAAATTAAACAAACACTTACCTATCGGGAAATCGTTTTTCTTTTCGTCTACATGTTTACCATGGATTTTGAATCCACCATTCCTGTAGACTTTTGTTCGTTTGTAATACATGGCCGTGAAGATTGACCATGGGTCGTGAATATCATAGATGTGTGGGTTGTTCTTCTTTCCCTTGGTCTCTCTCATGATACGTCCAATGCTTTGAGTGATGTCAGACTTTGGTGAAGCCAGGATGACGGTGTCCAAGGAGGGGATGTCAAGACCCTCGTGGGCTTGACTGAATGTGGCGAAGATGATCTTCTTCTTTGAAGATTCTTGAAGTTCCGCCTCCTTCATACCACCCATATACAGTCCCGAGGTTTTGGGGAAACATTGATGAAGAAGTTCACAGTGAAGTCTTCGATCACTGAGGACGAGTAGCTGTCTCGTCCCAGCGGATGCCCTCTTCACGAGATCCACTAGCATCTTGTTCCTGGCTCGATCCTCAACCAGGTAGGTGATCATGTTAGGCATGGATATTTTACCATTTCTCATGGAGGGTGGAGGATTCTTATAGTTTGGAGAATCGAACACAATGGGAAAGACTTCGACCTGTTCTTGATTCTTTCTCTCGACGGCGAAGAATGTTGGTCCCATGAACCAATGAAGCACTTTTGTGAGACCATCCTTTCGTTCGGGGGTTGCCGATAGACCAAAAATATGTTTGGGACACATTTTGAACAAACTTTGACTGAATACTTTTGCACAGATGTGATGCGCTTCATCCACGATGAGTGTTCCGACACGGTCGAAGTAGTATTCTTTGAGAGAGAGGGATTGGAGCATGGCAATGACAAAATCACAATGAACCTCCCTCTTGTCTTGCTGCACGATTCCTATGGTGGCACCAGGACAAAACTGTTGTATTCTCTCTTTCCACTGATCAGCTAGAAACTGTTTGTGGACGACAATCATAGTGCGATATCCGAGTGCACAGGCTATGGCCAGGGATACCGTCGTCTTGCCGTAACCACATGGTAGAGAAAGGACCCCATGGCCTGCTTTAATTGCGGCACGAAATGCTTCATTTTGATGTGTAGCGTCTCTGAGTTGTC